CCTGTCTCTATCACAAGAAGTTCACATCCTAGTGCAAAGCGACCCACCTCAGTAGGTAGTGTCTCTACATTGCGAACTTGACAGTTATAGATAAAATTCTGCTGACCGTTTATGTCATCTCTACGAATGTAGATGTTCTCGTTAAAATTAGATTGTACGTATAGGTCTTTAGCCATATAGTTGATTATTTATTACCTATTAATTCTCGCTCCTTATTCCGTACACTATGTTCTCGTTCCGATTATAGTCACTTTCAATCCTGTACCTGCGATAGTAGAGCCGACTGTATCAATATCGATAGTATACTCGTCATCGTCTGTAACGCCCGCTGTGGAGATTACAGGGGCTGTAGCAGCGGTTACAGATGTCTTTTCAGTTGAATCAATAGTTATCTTTGTTGAAAGAATTGTACCTGTACCTGTTTTGTTTATATCTACGGTAAGTACCGCATCTGTTGGTGCGGTTGTAACAGATGCACGAACGCCTGTGATAGTACCAGTCCAAGGAATACGGAAAGTAGTTTTTGCTGTACCTGTTGTGAGTGCTGTTGTTTCGTCAGATGCACCGATGATAATGTATTCTGATTTGTCACTTGGTGCGTCGGCATATTCCACTTCTCCTGTTGTTGCGTTTTGTAAAGTTAATACTTGTCCAACTGTTGCGGTTGATGCGTTTACTGCAGGGGTTTTTGCCCTAAATGAATCAGTTGCACTAATTTCTAGTGCTCCATTTGAAGATGCGTTAACGCTTGCAGCTTCTCCTGCTCCAGTATCAAAAGCCTGACTTATTGCTGAATGAATACTTCCAAAAACAATCTCATTAAAAAATCCACCCCCCTTAGTTCTGTCTGTGGTTTTTGTCTGAAAGGAGCTTCTTCTTTCAGTCTGTGTAAATTCTAAAGTACCAGAATACCCAAGCGCATCAACCGCCATTAAGAAGTTATTACCATCTTGGTCTACTGTTCTAGCTCCTGTAAGCTGACCGTCTGCTGTATATAGTGTATCTCCACCACCTCCAACTGCGACCCATACTGGAGTATCTCCAAGTAGTGCGGTGTTGTTGAATTCTGCCCCTGTAGTAGCTACCACAATTTGGCAACCTTGATTAAATCTCCCAGCTTCAGTTGGAAGTACCTCTGAACCCCGTAGTACACAAAGGTCAATTTCATTTTGTTGTCCGTTAATATCATCCCTACGAATATAGAGATTTTCATTAAAGTTTGATTTTACGTAAGTGTCGTCAGCCATATTATTTTTCTTTAGTTTCTTTATTAATAAAAGCAACTTCCTTCATTGCTACTACTCTCTCACGAGACTCCAGACTACGTTCCTTGCGAGATAGATTTGATAGTTTCTCTTCGTAATTGTCAGTAAGTTTTTGTGCTTTCTTAGTCAAATTGGAAACAATAGATTCTGAACGAGCTGTAAACACATCTAATGCGGTTTCGAACTTTCCAATAATAATGGTTAGGTCTTGTGATGTAGTTTTGATTCCTGACTCTAATTCATCAGCCTGTTTTATAACCCCACCAAGGAGCTCTTGTACACCCGTAATAAGTGAACGTGTTGAACGATAACCAGCAATTTGTGTTTCCAGAATAGATTTTTCCTTCTCCAAAATAGCTATCTGCCTCGGGATGGAATCAGATAGGTCCTCGTTATGTGCTTTCTTGTTATTGATAGACTCTTTGAGAATCTCTAATTCTTTCTGTGAAGTATTCTTACTATCCAGAACACTCTGGTTGCTTCGTGCAATAGAGTCTCTTTCAATCTTTAGAGGTACTAATTGGTCAATCAAAGCATCACGTTGTTCAGTCAGACTCTTAACTTGTGATTCTTGATTACTCATAGGCTATTGGATGGTTGTGTAATTGATAAATCCCTTACAGTCGACTGCTGCTGAAAGTTCTACTACGAATGCTTCTCCTGGGTGGAGTTCGAATACGTAAGGTGACTGGGTATCAAATGATTCAAAGATAAATCCTTGACCAGAAACGTATGAAGTGTCGGACGTAAAATCTCGGTCTCCATTAACTGGGTGGACTGCCTTGAATGTCATTCGAACTGCTCCTTCTGGTGTAAGTTGGATTTGCTTAATGTGAATCCACTTTGGGTCTGATGTTGGGTTTGCGATTAGTACATTATCTCCAGAAGCCGTAGCTGTAGCAGGTATTGTAATCACTCGTGATGATGATGGGTGCATATAGGTGGGGGGTTTTTAAGATTACTAATGAGTAGAGGATAATCCCCTAGAGGGCAGCCCTCCGAAGAGAGCTGACCAAAGGAGATACAGCGATTAAACTGTTGAACCGTCTCCAGCTGACCACATCCAAGGACGCAAGTCAGTTGCTCCGAATACGAATAGAGCGTCTCCGCCAATTACGTAATCACGGTTAAGTTGACCAGGAATCTTTTCAATCATTGTTGGCAATGATTCAATGTATTGGAATCCGTAATCATCGTTCTTCATTGTTTTGTCGAACATTCCCCATGAAAGTCCGTTAAGTCCTGTAGTTCCTGTTGGGAAAGGACGTAGAGCTAGAATTTCAAATGAGTTAATAGTCGATGCTTCGTTGAAAGAACCGTTTGTTCCAGGAGTCGTTGCTGGGTACATTCCCTTATCCAACATAGCTTTGATACGCTTAGCCTGTTGGTGAGCGGCTGAACCACGACGTACAACTACAGTTGTAAGTTCTGAGTCCATTGAGATACCACGTCCATCAGTTTTAAGTGCGTGGATACGGTGTGCTGCTTCAAGAGGGCTCATTCCGAATACTGGAGATGGTGTAGCACCGTCAACAATAACGTTTGAGAATACTCCTGAACCGTCTTCAATAAGGTGAGACTGTGACCAGTACTCAAGACCGTCAGCAGTAACAGTTGAAACTAGAGTTGGTGAACCTACTCCAAGAGGTTGGAATGAGAAAGAAGTTGCGAATCCCTGTTGCAACATAGACTGTGCCATGTAGCTCTTTAGGTCTTCGAAAGACTTTTCAATATCCATAATCATTTTTGCAACTTTCTTTGTAACTCCTTGCTTGTCTCCTTTCTTAATAAGGAAGAAGTAAGTTTGGAATGAAAGAGAAACGTTCTTCTGGGCCTGTTGTTGTGTGTACACCTTTACAAAACCTTGTAGTGGTGAGTCGAATGAACCGATTCCTCCGTCTGAAACAAATTCAGCCATACGGATACCAGTAATTCCAACATCAGTTTTAGTTCGTTCATCAGTTGTTTGCTTGTTACAAAAGTCTAGGTAATCTTTAACGATTTTAGCTGAAACTTTTGGTTGAATCTTTTTTCGGTATGAATCCAAGATTCGTGGAAAGTCGTTTAGTTGTCCAATCATAGGCGATAGAAATTAAATTAGTAATTCTAGGTTAGACGATGCTAACGTAGATTTTCTTATCAGCTGGTTGACCAAACACGGCTTCTTGTTTAACGATACCAGCTCCTGCTGTAGTACCAGTGTTGTTAACTTCACTTGCATCAGTAAGAACCATCAACTGTCCGTCGTGGGCTGTATCAGAGTTATTAGTTGTATCAACAAGGTATAGAGCATTCTTAATAGGAGCTTCAACGTCAGCAACCAGCAATGCATCAGCAGCTGAGATGTCGTTGATAAAACGTCCTGCAAGAGTAGCTACAGTTGTAGATGCGTCAGCTGGGACTACGAGTCCTGTTGCTGGGTCAACTTCTGCAAATGTATTCTGTGTGATAACAGTACCTGTTGCTTTGTCTTTTGGAGCAACGAAACGTTGTCCTGTAAGTACTTCAAGTATAATAGACATAGGGCTTAAGGGTTAAATTGTACCCTACACAAACCCTATGAAACTCGACTCGAAGTATTAGTTGAGGCTGTCAATCATAGCATCCATCTCTTCCTCGCTTGTTCCAAATTGTTCAAGTAGTTCTGACTCAGAATCTGAGAGAATACCTGATTTGGCTTTAGCGTGGGATGAACCTGTGAAATTTCCAGTATCAACCGTTTGCTTGAGTTGTTGAGAAGCCTTAATGACTTTAGAAACATCTCGGGGATTTAGGTCTTTATGGGCTCGTTCGAGGATTCCTCTGAACTCATTACCGTTCTTCCCTTCAATGTTATACAGGTCTTTTACAACCATCATTAAAGAATCAATTTGAGAATCGTCATTGTACTGCGGATTGTCCTTAATGAACTTCTCTACAACTGAGGCGTACATATCTGTACGTTCTTCGGCCATCCTAGAGGTGTCTCGGTCTTTCATCATCTGCTCAAACATTTTGGCAGCTGTGTCTTTGTCGATATATCCTGCTTGGCGAGCACGTTGTTTCACAATATGGAGTTCGTACTCCTGTTGTGACATGTTGTTGAGGTCTTCCTGCGTCAATGGCTTCTCTTGAGAATCGGGGGTGGGGGTCTGTGTAGGTTTTTGATAATCGTGTTGTACAGGTTTATCTACAGTACCCAATTCTTTACGAGTAGCCTTTATGTCCTGTTGGAGGTTTTTCCTCTCGTCAGGATTATCGGCAGCCTTCTTTTGAGCCTGTAGCTGTACAATACGTTGGCGAAGGGCGAAATGCCCGTCTGACTCTTCCTCTGCACGAACAAGTTCTTTTGTTCCTTTAGGTTCAGAGCCCTCTTCAGTTCCATCAGTAGAATCCGGGGACTCATCTTCAGGTTCTTCAGAAATTGTTTGAGGCGACGAATCCTCAGCTACGTCATCATCAGAAGCTTCATCAGTATCTTCTAGCTTGTTGCCCTTCTCATCAAATTGAGAAGCAAGGGCATCCATAGCATCCAGTTCAGCATCAAGGTCCAAGTCGTCAAATTCGTCTTCCTGGATTTCAGCAGTTACCGGAGTTTCGTTGTTTTCGATGTTGCTCATATATTTTACGTCAGTTACGAGACGAAACGTTTACGTCCCTATTATCTTATAATTAGCTTCTCAGGTCAAGTGCTTCTTGGATTTTGCCATCAAGTGAGATAATTGCAACGTCTGCTGAAGTGATTAACTTCTTATCTGTTAGGCCTTTCATTGATGCTTGGAGAGATTTAAGCAACTCTTTAGAAACATCAAACTCACGGTTTAGTGAATCTGCTTTTTCTGAATTTACGGTTACTTTAACTTTTCCATTCTCATCTGGGGTTTCTGTATATTCAATTTGCTTCTTCTCATCTTCGTTAAGATAAAGCTCAGTTGATAGTTTCCCCATCTCTCCAAGGGTCTGCATTGTTCCTAGAATATGTCGACCATTGTGGATGTTGTTTAGTGCTGAACGCTCAGCAACTGAAAGTGGTAGTTTTATAGTCATAAAGAAATTAGTTATCAGTTTTCATAAATTTAATAATAGTCGGTAGTTTCGATTGCAATACTGCCTTTGCTGCATTTAGGTCTACTAGGTTAGCAACAAAGATTCCGTGGCGTTGGAAACGCATTTCCTGAAGGTATTGAGTATCACGGATAGAATGTTTAAGTGGGATAACAACGGTAATCAAAATTCCTGCTGGCTTTGGGTCCATGACGTTAGCGAAATACTTCACTCCGTATTTGGCTGGAATAAGTGTATCGAAATACTCTTTCCATTCTGGGATGAATCCATCTCCAATCTCTTGACCATACTTAGTATCAAACCAAGTTGGCTTTCCAGAGACAAGATACTTCTTGTGTACCTTAGGGTCAGGTGACTGGTTATCATACATGTACTCGAAGAAATATTCTGATTCCCAATCTGGGGTAGAACTCATCTTCTCTTGAATTTCAGCAACCATTTTAGTAGGGTCCTCCTTGTCCAATTCAGTTGAATCTTCTTCGGGAGTCTTCACTTCTGGTTCATCGAGAAGAGACTCAGCAAGTGCTTTGTCCTCATCGTCCTGAAGTAGCATTTCTGCCAGGTCCGAATTCACAAGCTTGTCATCAAACTTAATCTTGCGGTCAGTTAGCTGGGCCTTTAGGTCAGCCTTTGTTAGTTTTGTGTAGTCTGTTTCCATATATAAATAAAATTATTTTAATAATTAATCTCTACTTTCTACTTCGACTTCTACGTCGACCACTTCCCCCTCTATCCCTTCCGGAGTAGAGGAATCTTCCTCTTTACGTTGTCGTAAAAAGGAAGCGTAAGCCTGTTCAGTAAAGTCTTGTATTCCAGTAGAGATAGATTTAGCAGCCTCATCCAATTCTTCTTTCGTTACCGGGGTGGTTTCCCGCCCAGTAATATCAGAGATTTGTAGGGCACGTTCTGCAACAGCAAATTCAATAGGCATCATGTGTCGATATGTAAAAGAGATATTATCTCCTTTTGAGAAATCCTTCTCACACATACCTTCAATAACACGCTCAACTTCAACCATATCTACTTGCTTAACATCAGCAGAAAGAGCATACATGTGCTCAACGGTGAAGTTTTCGATAATGATAGGGATGAGGTCTTCAACCCCAATCTCAACAAGCTTCTTTCCCTTCTTGTCTGTAAATTTAAGTAGCTTATTCTCTCTGGCTTTCTTCGTGTGGTTTATTACCACGTCGTACTTCTCCATCTGGAGAACATCACCATGGGCTCCATGGATTTCATTCAGTTCTTCTCTGGTTGGTGGTAGGGGGTTTTGTGACATAATACTATTCTTCATTAGGAGCAATAGAGCTTAAGATAGCTGCCGCTTTGTCTGTTTCGTTATACATATCGGTGATACATTCACGATAATATTGGTACTTAGCAGCACTGATTATTGTTTCATATTCAGATGCTCCTAGAATCCCAATAACACTAGGGCTAACAGAGTTACACATCTCCGAAAACGTATTGTAGTGGGGAGAATTCTTGAACTCAAGTACTCGCTTATAATAATCAAGTTGTTCAGTTGTTAGGTTTTCTAAGTTCATAATACAAAATACAAATTAACACTTTTCTAGTATACCACAATGTAAACCTACATCATACCAACCTGTGGTCCTGGTGGGGATACCATATCTTGACCACTGCCAGCACTTGGGGCAGCCCTTCCAACTGATGCGTTCATCGCCCCAGTCATTGGGTTTTGAGCCATTTGTCCCTGCCCTTGTTGAGGAGGTCCTCCTTCACCAAGTTGTGGTTGTCCCATTCCAAGTTCTTGCATCTGTTGAGCTGCCGCTGCTTGCTGATTTGCCGCTGCGACTGCTACAAGGTTTTCATTCAACATCTCACCAGCAATAGCCTTGTTTACGAAGTCACGAGGGAACCAGTCGTATACGTTCTCCTTGTTGATGTCTAATAGACGCTGAACTTGCTTGAATTTAACAACTGCCATTTCTGGGTCTGTCTGAGCCATTTGGTAAATCATTTCTGAAGTAGCTGAGATAAGTGGGAAGAGGGCTAGAGCTGTTTGCTTAGTAAGTTCTGCTGATGGTTGGAGTAGTGAGTTAGGGTCAATCTGAATATCCAATACACGAGAGAGATTGAACTTCTGTTCCATAACATCAAGAATCTCGAACATCTGAGACCTTGAGATGATGCGTGGCTTCTTGGCCTCCTGGATTGGAATACCTGTTTCATCTATAGTCTCTTCGTCAATCTCATCAATCGAGAAGTCGAAGGTGAAGGTCATCTTTTGTGATGCAAGGATTACTTCCTCTCCCTCATATTCAATAGTTTCAATGAAGAACTTACGCTTGTTGTTCTTAACGAACTGAGCTCGTTGGTCATCATCTTCAGGAACAAACACATAAGGAGTCGGGTATGTTTGTTCGATAAAAGACACTGCAACATGTGCATCTCGTTCAATAGCTCGGATGACTGAGTTACGTGGCAACATCAAACGCTGTTGTGCAGCTTCCTGTGCAATTACCGTAGCACCAAGAGTAGACTCTGAACCAGTACCGGCAACAACATCATTAATCCCAGTAATGGTATCTAGTAGATTGAGCTCTGACTTAACGGTATTCATCCCCATAGCTACGTTACCCGTAGTCCGCACTACATCAATAGCAGTACCATGTTGCTTTGGATTAACAATGTTCGGACCACGACGATAGGTCATTTCCCCAGTACCCATATTTGCACCAAAGAGGATTGGCCGAACTTCAGCTTCCATCTGTTCAAGGTTAATATGACGCATATGGTTTGCTACGTTTTCGCTTGAGCGACCTAGCTCGTAAAGACCAACACCATACGGGTCGTTCTGGTTCTTCACAAAACAGTTAGCAGTTGTGACTGTAGCGTGGCCCTCATCATTCAACACCTCTCCGTCATAAATAATATATCCTCCACAAGCCTTGATGTATCGGTTAGTCAATACATTCTCGTAGTTTGTAATAGTAACGAAGTCAGTATCATTCCCCTTCTCGTCATTACTATCGTTCTTCGAAGTTGTAAAATCAAGAAGTGCTTTATACCTCTTCTTTTTTGCATCTGGATACAGCTCTACAAACTTATCGTAGGGAATATCTTCTTCGTACATAAACTCTGTCTGGGACCAGTAGTCACCATTGTGGTGGGCTACTCCTAGCCAAGTTCGTTCTGGTCGAAGACTCACACGATAGATATCATCAAAAAGAATACGTGGAGCTCCTCCGGCCTGTTGGGAAATACGCTTAGGGTAGGTACGGTATGCACCCCAACCATACATGAAAGTGTTCTGAACAAAAGTCTCAAGTGCATTCTCTCCATTCCCGTCACGACGCTTCCACGTCATCTTCCACATCTCATACATTGCCTTGGCATAAACTTCATCTTGTGCTTTGAACTCTCCGTCTGGAATCTTTGCTCCAAACAATGCAGCAGCTACAAGAACCTTCGAATAGATAAAAGGCTCGTTACTCTTTGGTAGACTACTCACATCAGAAGTCACTTGTCGTTGTGTTGGTGTTGGGCGATACCCAAGACCACCGTTAGTTGGAACGTCAACCATACTCCAAGAAGTTGCACCGCCTTGAGAGGAAGCTGGGTTTTGTTCGCTTGTATTCAAAATATTCTTATCAATCTCCTTCTGTAGTTTATCAAACTTCTTACGAGCAGGAGAATTCTTCATTTCATTTTTCTTCTTCACTAAAAAACTATGACAATTCTTCTCAGCCTTGTAGTCTTTTGAGTTATTAGATTTTTTAGCTTTCTCTTTCCCTTCTTCTGAAAGGAAACTCAATTCATCGAGCTCGAGGTCTTGTCTGATTTTGTCTGGATGCTTGGAGTAGTCTTCTATCATATAAGTTGGGGGTTAACTTGACGTTATTCTTATAAAATTCTAGTACTTGTTAATATTATCATAGTTTTCTGTGTTTGTAAGCTTGTTTTGTAGCTCAATAGGTAGTTCATGGAACTCAATCTCCCCATAAACCCACGCAAGGTACGAATTATCCTTCGGTTTATCGTTTTTTTCATCTTTTTTGGGTTTATTTTCCAGAACACCGTAAGCAATCGACGTTGCCATCACAATATCGTCATGTTTTCCAGCTAGTGCCTCTGGCTTATCCCGGCTATTACGTAAGAATGCCAGCATCTCCTCTAGGAGAATCTTATGGACCCAATAATCTTGGTTGTTGAATGCTGTATTCATGGCCGCCAGAGCGTATGGGCGGGTGATAGAGGTCGTTCTCCATCCAACCTTGCGGGATATTGCCTTTACAGCATCATCTTGCTCCTCACGGTAGTACAGGTTCGGATAACTCATTCGAAGTAGAGTATCATTCACATACAACCCATCTTTGTTAGACTCGATGGCCAATAGGGCATTATTATAGATTCTACCAACCCGATTAGCGGAGTGGGCGAAGTCATATGGCTCCTCATGACAGTGGTAGATACCAACTAGGTCGTGAGTTTCCTCATCAACAATAGATAATACAGACCAGTCACCATCGGCAAGACCTTCGGCAACGTCACCACCAATAACATAC